TCCACGCGCAGGTTTTTTTCGGCCCCGCGACAATTCAGACTGAGGCATAAAATGCCCGAAAAAAGCCGAGGTCGGCCGCCCTTCAAGCCGACGCTTAAGCAGCGCGAACTGGTCGAGCAGATGCGATATTGCGCCGAGCCGGTAACGGTCATCGCCCGTGCAATCGGCATCGACGAGGACACGCTCAAGAAGCACTTCCACGATGAACTGGCCGATGGCCACGCCAATCGCCGCGGCGAGGTTGTGGGCTACCTGTTCGACGCCGCGAAAAAGGGCAACGTCACAGCCCAGAAGAAGCTGGAAGAGATGGGCCGCGGGGTCGGCGCCGCCGAGTCGGCGCGATCCGTCGAACCCAAGACCGGCAAGAAGGCGGCGGCGCAGGCGGACGCCGACGCGGCGGTTGCAGCCGGCGGCCGGTTCTCCACTCGCACCGCGCCAAGGCTGGCTGTGGTCGGAGGCGCTCCAGTCGAGGAGGGCTAGGTGGCCTCGTGGTCGACGGCCTGTCCGGACTGGAAGGAGCGCATCGTCGAGGGGCGGTCGCTTCTGCCATGCGGGCCGCTGTTTCCTGACGAAGCCGCGGCCGCGCTGGAGGTTTTCCGGGACCTGCCCATCGTCGACGTGATGGGCAAGCCGACCTTCGGCGAGATCGGGCGGGACTGGATATTCGACCTGCCGCGCGCGGTGTTCGGATCCTACAACCCAGCCACTGGCCGCCGTGAGATCAACGAATTCTTCGAGCTCATCGCAAAGAAGAACACCAAGTCCACCCGCGCCGCCGGCATCATGATCACCGAGCTGGTGCGCAACGAGCGCAATTCGGCGGAATTTATCATTCTCGCTCCAACGCTGGAGGTCGCCAAGAACTCGGCCGAACCGGCCATGGACTTCGTGGCAGAGCATCCCGAACTGCGCCGGATCCTGAAGCCGGTCGCTCACCAGCGGCTGATCGAGCACCGCTCGACGGGCGCCCAACTGAAGATCGTCGCGGCGGACTCCGAAACCGTCGGGGGCATGAAGGCCACCGGCGTCCTGATCGACGAACTCTGGATGTTCGGAAAGCGCGCCAAGGCGAAGAACATGCTGCGCGAGGCCTACGGCGGCCTGGCTAGCCGCCCCGAAGGTTTCGTCATAGCGCTCTCGACGCAGAGTGACGAACCGCCGGCCGGCGTCTTTCTGGACTGGCTGCGTCGCTTCCGCGACATCCGGGATGGCAAGCTGGTCGCGCCGCGGTCGCTGGGGCTGCTCTACGAATACCCCGAGGAGATGATCAAGTCGGAGGCCTACAAGGACCGGGCCACCTTCTACATCCCGAACCCGAACCTGGGCGCCTCGGTCGATAATCAGTTTCTGCTCGACGAGTACGACAAGGCGCTCCGCGAGGGCCAGAAATCCCTCGTCGGCTTCTTCGCCAAACATCTGAACGTCGAGCCCGGCATGGCGGGGCGATCCGACAGCTGGGCCGGCGCCGAGTTCTGGAAACGTCGCGCGGATAAACGCCTGACGCTTGACGACATTATCGCCCGCAGCGAGGTGATCGTAGTCGGGCTGGACGGCGGAGGGCTGGACGACCTCTACGGCCTGACGGTGCTCGGTCGAGAGTCCGAAGAGATTGAGGTGGCCGCCGAGGCCGCGCCCGAGGACACCCAGGAGCCGGTCGACGGCAAGAAGCGCATCAAGCGCTGGCTCTCCTGGAGCCACGCCTGGGCGCACCGGATCGTGCTGGAGCGCCGCAAGTCGATCGCCGCCCAGCTAGAGGACTTCGAGAGGGCCGGCGACCTCACCATCCTGGACGACGGCGAGATGGTCGACTCACTGCCGGCCGATATCGCCCAGATCATCGAGATCATCGTCAAGATCCGCGACGCTGGTTTGCTCTGCTGCGTGGCTGTCGACCCGGCCGGCCTTGGCGAGATGATCGACGCCCTGGCGGAAATTGGCGTCGTTCAGGAGAACCGGGAGTCGGGCGCGAACTACGTGATCGGCGCCCCGCAGGGCTACGCCATGATGAACGCGCTGAAGACCTCCGAGCGCAAACTGGCCAACGGCACGCTTGTCCATGCTGACCAGGCGCTGATGGACTGGTGTGTCGCCAACCTGAAGATCGAGGCGACCGCCACCGCGGTCCGGGCAACCAAGCAGAATGCCGGCGACGCCAAGATCGACCCGGCCATGGCCCTGTTCGATGCTGTCGCCGTGATGGCTGCCAATCCCGAGTCTCCTCGCTCGGTCTACGAGGAGCGAGGGCTCCTGATCCTCTAAAGGGGCCGCGCATGACCGACGACATGCATAACCGCCGCTCGCGAACGACGACGTTCGCCGGTCTTCTGGTCGACGCCGCGTTCATCGGCGGAGCCAGCCTCGTCACTTGGGGCGCGGCGCTGATCTATCGTCCCGCTGGCTTCATCGCGGCGGGCCTGTTCTTGCTCTCGGCAGCATGGCTCATGGCGCGGAAGGGCGTCTAATGAGCTTCCTCAGCCGATTGGCGGCGCCGACCTCCAAAGGCGCCATGTCGATCGACGAGTGGTGGTCGGAATACGGCCCCACCTCGACCAGCTCCGGCGGCATGGCGGTCACGCAGCTGAGCGCGCTGCAGGTCTCCACGGTCCAGGCCTGCGTCTCGATCCGTGCCGAGGATGTCGCCAAGCTGCCGGTGCACGTCTACCGGAGGCGGAAGGACGGTGGGCGCGAGATCGTCGCCGATAACCCGCTTGAACGCGTTCTGCAGGCGCCAAACAGCGACCAGAGCCGCTTCGAGTTCGTCGAGCAGATGCAGGTCAGCATCATGCTTCGCGGCAACGCCTATGCGGTGATCCTGCGCGATGGGCGCGGGCGCGTCAGCAGCCTCATTCCGGTCAACCCTGACCGGGTGCGGATCTACGAGGCGCCGGGCGGCGAGGTCTTCTACCAGGTCGCCCGCCACGGCATGCACGAAACCGCCGTTCTGGCATCTATGTCCCTGATGATCCCATCGGAGGACATGCTTCACCTGCGCTGGATGGCGCTCGACAATTCGCTCTACGGGGCGTCGCGCATCGGCCTGGCCCGCGAAGCCATCGGTCTCGCTCTGTCGCAGCAGGAACTGGCCGGCCGGCTCTCGGCCAACAGCACCAACCTCGGCGGCGTGCTTTCGACCGACCAGAAACTGACCAAGGAAGCCGGCGAGCGCCTCAAGACGGCATGGAAGGCCACGAAGCAGGGTCTGCGCAATGCCGGCGACACTGCGGTCCTCGAGCAGGGCCTGAAATGGCAACCGCTCGGCATGACGGCGCGCGACGCCGAGATGATCGCGGCGCGCAACATGCAGGTCCAGGAGATCGCGCGGCTCTACCGGATGCCGATGCACAAGCTGGGTGTCGTCGAGCGGGGCGCCGGGGCCTCGATCCCGGAGATGAACCAGGACTACGCCAACGACGTGATCACCAGCGATATTTGCCGCTGGGAAGCCAAGCTGGATCAGGTTTTCGGGCTGTCCGCCGACGGACTCTTCGTCGAGTTCGATGTCTCCGCCCTGACCCGGGCCTCGCTGATGGTCCGATATCAAGCCTATCGCGCCGGCATCTCCGGCATGTTCATCAAGCCGAACGAAGCGCGCCGCGCCGAGGGCCTGCCGGACGATCCAGACGGCGACAAGCTCTACCAGCCGACCAACATGGCGCCGCTCGGATTTGAGCCCACCGGCTCGGAGACCGGCCCCGGCAGCGACATGACGGGGCAACCCGCACCCGGCGGCCATGGCGATCCCGTCGCTGTCGACGATCCGAGCGACGCGGCCCCCGAAGACTGACCTCTGCCACCTGAAGGGCGACGCAAATGAAGCGAGCATTTCCCGGCTCCGGCCCGGAGGTCGACGACCTGTACGAGCGCGCCGGCAAGTGGCTGCTCGCCACCGTGTATGGCCGCAAGGACGCGCGCGACTGGTGCGATAAGAAGGGCGTCGCCATTCGCAAGGCGGCGTCGGAGGGCATCGGCAGCGGCGGAGGCTTCCTCACGCCGACTACGCTCGAACGCGCGATCCTCGACCTACGCGACAGCTTCGGCGCGTTCCGCCGCCGCGCCTGCGTCTGGCCGATGGGCTCGGACAGTTCGCTGTTCCCGCGCCGCACCGGGAGCGCCGCTGCGTACTTTCTGACCGAGGGCGCCTCAGCGGCGACGGGCGCCAGCACCAGCACCAACATGGACGGCGTTCAACTCACGGCGAAGAAGCTGGGCGCGCTCGTCACGCTGTCAAGCGAGCTGGATGAGGATTCCATCTTCGATCTGGTCGACTATGTCGCCAACGAACTCGCCTGGGCGCTGGCCGCCAAGGAAGATGACTGCGCCTTTAACGGCGATGGCACCTCGACTTATGGAGGTATCCGCGGCGCGGGGTTCCTGGCCCTCGACGGTGCCCACGGCATCGCCAAGGTCACCGCCGCTGTCGCCCACAACACCTTTCTGACGCTCGACAGTACGGACCTTGGCAATCTGGTGGCCAGCGTCCGCGCCTCGGCGCTCCCGCGGGCGGCGTGGTTCGTGAGCGTCACCGGCTTCGGCCAGACGTTCGAACGCCTGGCCGGCACGTCCGGCGCCCTTCTGGTGGGCGAAGTCGATGGCGTGCCGACGCCGTTCTACAACGGCTTTCCGGTCATCATGACCCAGAAGCTGCCGCTGATCTCCACGACCCTGACGGGCAAGGCCATGCTGGCGTTCGGCGACATGTACGGCGCCGCGGTCCTGGGTCAGCGGCGCGGGCTCACCATCGCGCGCAGCGACCACCGCTACCTAGACACCGATCAGATCGCCATCCTCGGCACCGAGCGGTTCGACGCTGTCCTGCATGACCTTGGCGACAACTCGACGGCGGGAAGCCTCGCCGTCCTCGTCGCGCCGTAAGGAGTTTCCAGATGCCTACGAAGCTTCTGACCGCGGACGAATTTCGAACCGCAGCCAAGGACGGCGAGCGCCCTGAGGGCATGCTGTTCAAGTTCTCGACGACCGAGCCCGAGACCGTCGGCGAGGTGAGGGCCCGCACCAAGCGGTTCGTCTTCAGCGATGCGACGGTCGATCATTCCGACGACAGCATCGACCCGAAGGGCTGGCAACTCGACGTCTTCGAGTCGAACCCCGTCGCGCTCTTCAGCCATATGTCGTGGGATCCGCCCATCGGTCGAGCGTCCAACGTGAAGGTCTCCGGCGGCAAGCTGGCCGGCGATATCGAGTTCGCACCGCCAGAGGTCTACGATTTCGCGGACACCATCTATCGGCTCGTCGACGGTGGCTACCTGAAGGCGGTCAGTGTCGGCTTCCTGCCGAAGAAATGGTCGTTCAGCAACGACAAGGACCGGCCCTACGGCATCGATTTCAAAGAGCAGCTTCTGCTCGAAATCAGTGTCTGCCCGGTGCCCTGCAATCCGGCGGCTCTCGGCGAGGCGCGCAGCGTCGGCATCGACACCAGCCCGCTGGTCGAATGGGCCGAGAAGGTCCTGGACAGCGGCGAGACCGTGTTCATGCCCCGCAAGGACCTGGAAGCCCTTCGCGGCCAGGCCGGCGCGGTCGAGCGGCGCTTCTACATCCAGTCCGACAAGGCCTTGAGCGCCGAGGCGGCCGGACGGGTGCGCGACGCCGTGAAGGGATGGCAGGCTGACCCCAGCGAGGTGCTCGTCCTCGAACCGGGCTTCACGCTGCGCACTGTCGGCGACGCGCCAGCCGCGACAACGGACAGCGCCGAAGACGAGCCTGCTGTCGAAACCGGCGACGACGCGGAAACCCTCGAAGCCGCCGTCGCGGAGGCCCTGAAGACGCCGACGCCAGAAGCCATGAAGCTTGTCGTGAGCCTTGCGACCAAGGCCGGGCGCCGGGTCTCCGCCGCTACCAAGGCGAAGCTGCAGCAGGCGCTCGACCACGCCGCCGCCGGCAAGGCCGCTGCGGCGCCGCACGATGAGGCGATGACGAAGTGCATCGAGGGCCTGATGGGCGAGCCCGACGACGAAGAACCGGACGACGACGAGGATCCTGACGAACTGACGCCGGAGCCTCCCGGCTCGGACGTGCCGGAATACCTGTCGCCCGAAGAGCGCCGGATGAAGGAAGCCCGCGAGCTCAGGGCATCGCTTCCGCTCAACGACTGACTGAATTTCTCGGGTTTCCCGACAACCGAGATCGGGCGTCGCCCCTGCGCGCCGCTCTGCCTGACACGCGCGCCTTGGCACCGCGCTAACCGGCCCGTCGAGAGACGCGCCATTCCCAAATAGATGGAGCCAAACAATGGCGAAGATTCATGAACTGAAGGCACAGCTCGGTGCGGCTGTCGATCAACTGGAGGCGATGGCCGGCAAGTCCGAGGCCGACGGCTTCAAGGAGGACGTTTACGAGGCTCTGAAGGTCGAGATCGCTGAGATCAAGCAGCGCATCTCGCGGGCCGAGGAGGCCTCGACCGAAGCGCGCAACCTCGCTCAGCCCGTGGCTGGCCAGGACCGCATGACCCCGACGGCGCCGCCCAGCGCCCACAAACTCTACGGTCAGATCAAGAACTTCCAGGATCGCGAGATCGACGGCCAAATGGTTCGGGCCGTGGACCAAGCCTTCACCGTGGGCCAGTGGTTCAAGGCGACGATATTCAACAACTCCGAAGCTATGGAGTGGTGCAAGGCGCGCGGCGTCGCTGTGACCAAGGCTCAGGGCGAAGGCGTGGACTCGGCTGGCGGCTTCCTCGTTCCCGAGGAACTGATGGCCACGATTATCGTCCTTCGCGAGCAATTCGGGGTCTACCGCCGCGAATGTCAGGTCGTGCCGATGGGCAGCGACACCCTGAACTGGCCGCGCCGCCTCGGCGGCCTTACCGCCTTCTTCACCGGCGAGAACACTGCGATCACCGAGTCGCAGGCGACGTGGGACAACATCAATCTCACGGCCAAAAAGATCGGCGCGCTGACCCGCATGTCGAACGAAATCGCCGAGGACGCGGTCGTCTCGGTCGCGGATTGGCTGGTCGGTGAAATCGCCTACGCCTTCGCCGCCAAGGAGGACGACTGCGGCTTCAACGGCGATGGGACCTCGACCTACGGCGGCATCCGCGGGCTCACCACGCTGTTCCAGGACGGCAACCACACTGCCGGCCAGTATCAGGTCTCCTCGGCGACGTGGACGTCTATGGTCCTGAAGGACCTGACCGGCGTCATGGGCGTCCTGCCGGAATACGCCGCCGCGAACGCCAAGTGGTATATGTCGCAGCAGGCGTTTTATTCGATCGTGGCCACCATCACCGGCAGCGCTGGCGGCAACCGCATCGATACCCTCACCGAGGGCCCTGCGAAGCGGCTCCTCGGCTATCCCGTCGTCATCGCGCAGAAGTTGCCGGTCGCCACGCCTGGCTCCGGGAAGCCGATGTTCTATTTCGGCGACCTGAACAAGGCTGCGGCCCTCGGAGAGCGTCGAGGCGTCACGATGAAGCGTTCCGACCATCGTTATTTCGAGAGCGACCAGATCGGCCTGCTTGGCACGGAGCGTTTCGACATCAACAACCACGACCTCGGCGACAACACCAACGCCGGTCCGCTCGTGGCGGCGAAATCCCCGTAAGCGGCAAGCCCTAGCGGAGGGACCGGCGCATCGCCGCCGGTCCCGATCGCACCAACATTCCCTGATCCCCCCTTTTTTCTGAAGGAGAAGCGAGATGCTTCCGCAAGGCAAACTCGTGCTCGATTCCGTCACCGGCGCAGGCTCGGCGACCAACGCGGGCACTTTCACCAGCTCGAACATCGACACGCTCGGCGTCGACTTCGTCACCATCGACGTCTCGGCCACGACGCAATCCGCCTCGACCCAGGCCGGCTCGCCGTCCGTGCTCAAGATCCAGGAAAGCGATACGACCGTCGCGTCGACCTTCGCCGATTGCGTCGGGTTCCGCGGCGGTTCGGCCACGGCGACCAACGTCGACTTCGTCGTCGCCATCGGCAAGACCACCGGCATCAACGCCTACAAGTTCAACGTCGATTGCCGGTCGCGCAAGCGCTACCTCAACCTCGTGATCTCGCCGACCACGACCCAGACCTTCCAGGTCAACGCCAACGGCTTTAGGGCCGAGCAGGCGCCCGTCACGGCGGCCAAGGCCGGCGTGTTGAACCTGGTCGAGGGCTAAGCCGATGGCGAAACACAATCACGTCCACGTCGCGAGCATCGCCGCCGCCCTGCTCAGCGGCCGCCACGACGCCGAGCCGCATCACGTCAAGGCGGCCGTAGGGACGGCCAACGCCATCCTCGATGAAGCCTATGCGGGTGAATTCGAGGACGGCGCTGAGCCTGAGGCTGAGGCCAAGCCGAAATCGAAGGCGAAGGGCGCCGAGGCCGCCTCCGAATAGCGATCAGTCCCGGGCCGACACCCGGGCTTCCCCCTCCCGACAGAGGACCGACGAAATGCTCAAACTCGATCTCGGCGCGGGGGAAATCCCGCGTCCAGGCTTCGTGCCGCTCGGCCGCGGCCATGGCTCCGAAATCTATCCGCTGCCCTACGCCGACGAGAGCGTCGATGAGATCGTCGCTTCGCACGTCCTGGAGCACTTCCCGCACGGCCAGGTCGAGACGGTGCTGAAGGATTGGGTGCGCGCCCTGAAGAAGGGTGGGCACCTTCGCATCGCGGTCCCTGACTTCGCGAAGATCGCCACCGGCTATCTCGAAGGCGCGGCCCAGCCGACAGAGGGCTGGCTGCTAGGCGGCCAGACGGACGCCAACGACTATCACCAGGCGCTTTTCGATCATGACAAGCTGAAGCGCCTGTTTTCGGCCTGCGATCTCGTGCTGCTGCGACCGTGGGAAGCCGACATCGACGACTGCTCGGCCTTCCCGATTTCGCTCAACCTTGAGGGCTACAAGCCGCACCAGAGCGAGCTTCGCGTCACCGGCGCCATGAGCGTCCCTCGCCTCGGTTTCACCGACAACATGTTCTGCGCCATCGAGGCGGCGGTCGCCTGCAATGTGAGGTTCAAGAAGCACGGTGGCGCGTTCTGGGGCCAGTCGCTCACCAACGTCTTCGAGCACATCCTGGACGAGGGCGACACCGACTGCATCCTGGCCGTTGACTACGACTCGATCTTCACGCCGAAGCATCTGGCGACCCTGATGCAGCTGATGATGCTTCATCCGGAGATCGACGCCCTGGCGCCGATCCAGTCGTCCCGGCACCTGAAGTCGACGCTGTTCACGGTGAGGGGCGACGACGGCAACGAGCCGCTGATCAGGCGCACCGATATGGCGCCGGACACCATGCCAATCCACACGGCGCACTTCGGCCTGACGCTGATCCGCACCGAGAAGCTCAGGCAATTGCCGAAGCCGTGGTTCCATTCCGTGCCGTCCGCCGCCGGCGAGTGGAAAGACGGCGACGGGCATATCGACGAGGACATCCAGTTCTGGCGGAAGTGGGAGGAGCAGGGCTTTTCGCTGCACCTCGCCAACCGCGTCGCCATCGGCCACGCCGAGCTACAGGTCAAATGGCCGGATATCAACCTGGAAACCTTCCATCAGTCGATGGGCGACTTCCAGAAGACCGGCGTCCCGGACGACGTTTGGAAGTGAGCAAAGGCCCTCCGGTTAGCCGGAGCCAGGCCGCAAGGAACCCGGGCCGACCTCCTGGGACGACACGTCAGCGCTGACCAGATGGGACCGGATGTCGGTCCGGTCCCGTCGACCCCACCCTCCCGACAGAGGATTACCGATGCGTGCCTTCATCACTGGAATTTCGGGGCAGGACGGCAGTTACCTAGCCGAGCTGCTCCTCTCCAAGGGCTACGACGTGCACGGCATGGTGCGCCGCGTCTCACAGCCCAACCTCTCGAACCTTGCGGCGATCCGCGACCAGATCATGCTGCACACCGGGGACATGACGGACGGGCCCAGCCTGTTCCGCATCCTGCAGGCGGTCCAGCCCGACGAGATCTACAACCTCGCGGGCATGTCGCAGGTCCGCGATAGCTACGATCACCCCGAGGTGACGCAGGACATCAACGCCGGGGGCCTGCTGCGCATCCTGGAAAGCTGCCGGACCCTTGGGCTCGATGCCAGGATCTACCAGGCCTGTTCCAGCGAGATGTTCGGGCGCGTGCAAGAGACGCCGCAGACCGAGACGACCGCCTTCTATCCGCGCTCACCCTATGGCGCGTCCAAGGTCTCCGCCTTTCACCTCGCCAAGGTCTGGCGAGAAGCCTACGGAACCCGGGTTTCCTGCGGCATCCTGTTCAACCACGAGAGCCCGCGCCGCGGCGAAGCCTTCCTCAGCCGCAAGGTCTGTAAGGCGGTTGCCGAGATTGCAACCGGCGCCCGCGACAAGCTGGTGCTGGGCAACCTCTCGGCCAAGCGCGATTGGGGCTACGCGCCCGAGTACGTCGAATGGATCTGGCGGATCATGCAGCATCCGGAGCCGGACGACTTCGTGATCGCCACCGGCGAGACCCGCTCGGTCGAGGAGTTCGTCGAGGCCGCCTTCGCGCACGCCGGGATCGCTGAGTGGCGCGCTCATGTCGACTACGACCATGACCTAACCCGCCCGGCAGAGGTCGACCTACTCTGCGGCGACGCCAGCAAATCCAAGCGGGTTTTGGGCTTCGAGCCCAAGGTCAAGTTCGCCGAACTGGTCGGGATCATGGTCGACGCAGAGATCGCGAAGCTCGCGCCGACGCCGACGTTTCACAGCGACGAGCGACGGGACCTTCAGAGCTTTCCGGAAGGCAAGGTGCTCACGGTCAAGGAAGACACGGTGATCGGCGGCCACTACCACGCCAAGAAGGACGAACTGTTCATCCTATCGGAAGGCGAGGGCGACATGGTCCTGGGCATTCCGGAGGAGACCGTGCCGATGCAGATCGGCAAGCTCTACACCGTCGAGGCCGGCACGCCGCACTGGTTCGTCCTGAAGAAGGGCAGCGTCCTCGTTGGCCTCAACAGTCGGCCCTATGACCCCGCGGACGACTACGCCGTCGAGGCCAGCGCGCAACAAGCCGCCGCCTGATGCGCCTCTGCACGGACTGCCAATTCTATCAGCGCGGCTATTATTGCGCATCGCCTCGGAAGTGGGCGCCACCGACGCGCGCCGAACTTTTGGTGGGCGCCCAAGAGCCGCGCCTACGCGTCACGAACCGCGCCGAAAGCCAGCGCAGCGTTTTCGGCTGGTGGGCAACGATCTTCGATTATTGCGGCCCGCAGGGGCGATGGTACGAGGTGGGCGACCCCTCGAAGCCGCCACCGCCGCCCCCATTCGATGACTGAGGGAGCGCGGCAATGAGCAACGAGCCCATCACGACCGTGCTTTCCTCGGCGGCCAGTTACAACCTGACCGATCTCGCGACGGTGAAGGACGAACTCGAAGTCGACGCCGGCGACACGGGGAACGATGCTTGGCTGACGCGCGCCCTGGGTCAGGTGTCCAGCGCGGTGATGAACGACACCAACCGGGTGTTCGCGCCCGAGTTCGTGCAAGACCTGTTTGACATCCGTCGCGCCCGCTATCAGGTCCCCAACGGCCAATGCGTGCTCCAGCTCAGCCGCTGGCCGGTCCTGGCGGTCACGTCAGTGGTCATCAGCCTGGTCGGCCAAAACGCGCCGCTGAGCTTGGTCGAGAACACCGACTTTCGGGTCGACTACGCCACCGGAGAGATCTACCGCCTGAATTCGGACACCGGCACAGTCAGCGCCTGGGAAGCGCTCCCGGTCGCAGTGCGGTACTCGGGCGGCTACGGCGCCGCGGTGAGCGAGGCGCATACCGTCCCGGCGACGCCATTCCAGGTGACCGTGACCCAAGCCGCGACGTTCTCCTGCGACCAGCAGGTCAGCTACGTCTCATCGGGCTTGCCTCTGGTGCGCGTCGCGTCCGGCCCGACGGTCGGTCAGTACAGCGTGAGCGCGGCCGGGGTTTACACCTTCGCCGCAGCAGATACCAGCAAGGCGCTAACCTTCGCCTATGCCACGATTAGCGTTCCCAGCGATCTCGTCGACGCGACGCTGCAACTGATCACGGCGCGCTTCCGAGCCAAGGGCCGGGACCCGTCGCTGATCCAGCGGGACACCCCCGGCCTCGGCACCGAGCGATTCTGGTTCGGCGGCGCGCCGGGACAGGCCGGGCCCTTCCCACCCAGCATCGCCGGGATGCTCGACAACTACAAAGTACCCGTCGTCTCCTGATGGACGCGATCCACGCCAATATCACCGACGCCCGCAAGGTCGAGCTGCTCTTCGAGACCTTTCCGGACGTGCTTTACAGCGATCTCCGCGTCGAGGTCGACGCGCTGACGTTGGAACTCCTCGCCCGCATTGAATCTGTGACGCCAGATCGCACCGGGGCCCTGCGCAGCCAGGAACGCGCCCGGCTGTTCACCGATCCGAACCGCATCACCGGCCAGATCGACATCGCCGGGACCAAAGGATCGCAGGATTTCGCGAAGGCCGGCGCGCTGGAATACGGCGCCCACCGGGCGACCAAGGTCGCGGCCCACAGCATGAAGCTGGATCACTACTGGTCAACGAAGCTGGCCGAGCCCGAGATGGTTATGGTCGACGCCTATACACGCACGCCGGACATCGCGGAATACGCGTTCGAGCGCGGCCCGCTGGCGGAGATGGCGCCGGAGATCATCGCCAGGCTGGAGGCTGTCGTCGCCAAGGCTGCGACTGAGGCGAACGGATGAGCAGCGCCTTCGAACCGGTGATGGCGGCGCTGTTCGCCCACCTCCAGGCGGCGGCCACCCTGCCGTTCACCGCCGACGCCACGGCGACCACCGCCACGCTGGCGAACGTCAGCAACTTCACGGGGCTGTTCGCCGGCCTGCCGGTGTTCGGGCCGGGCGTCCCTCGCGGCGCGACGATCCTGTCGCTCAATGCAGGCGCGGGCACGGTGACGCTTTCGTCGGCGCTGGCCGCCAACGGAACGACAGCGCAGTTCAAGACCGGGTTCCTGACCACGGGCCGGCGCGTCCAGCACTGGTCGCAGGTCACCGCCCAGCCGGCGTTGTTCCTGCGCCGCATCGGCACGCACGACGAGTATTCCGGCCACCAGCAGATCACCACGCTGGACTGCGAAGTCTGGATCTACAGCCAGGCCGGCAAGGACCCGGACGCGATCCCCGACGAGGCGCTGAGCAATCTCGACCGGATGGTGCGGACGGCCTTTACGCCCGAAGTCTACGGCGACGCCCGCTACACAATCGGGGGCCTCGTCTACTGGTGCCGGATCGAGGGTCACAGCGACTATTCGCCGGGCGACCAGGGCGGCCAAGGCATTTCCCGCATCCCGGTGCGCATCACGCTCGATCCCGGCCTCTGAGCCGCACCCAAGAAGGACTGTCCCCATGTCGAACGCCGACCTGGTCAGCGTCTGGTTCGCCGAAAAGATGGCGACCGGACCGCTCTCCCGCAACGATGCCGCCCACGACCAAGCGATCCAGGCAAAGGACGACCTGGTCGAGCGTCTCGACGCCGCGAAGGGCGCCGCTGCCGATACCGTGGCCGCGTGGTTCGCCGAGAAGATCGCCACCGGCGACATTGCCCGAGACACCGAGGCCTATAACCAGGCCTTCGCCGCGAAGACCGACCTCATCGGCCGCCTCGACGCCGCGGATGCAGAACCGCTGACGCCGAAGCCTGCCAAGTCGCCCGCCAAGGCGTCCCCGCCATCGCAACCCGAAACCGCGGCCCCGTCCGCCCCCGCTGAGGATTAAGCACCATGCCCGCAGTCAACGGAAAGCCGACCTTCGGCGCCGGCCGCTTTTTCGGCATCAACAACGTCTCGAACCCGACGCCCGCGCGCACCTATGTGCAGCAGGACATGTCGATCGACTTCAAGCAGGCGACGAAGGAACTCTTCGGCGAGAAGAAGTTCGCCGTCGCGATCGCGGCCGGCGAGATGTCGATCACCGGCAAGGTGAGCATGGGCGCCCCCAACGTCCGCATGCTGGGCGACTACCTGTTCAACGCCTCCGGGTCCTCAGGTCAGATTCTCCAGGCGGATAAGGAAGCTGGAACCGTCCCTACGACGCCCTATCAGATCACGGTCACCAATAGCGCCACCTGGACGACCGACCTAGGCGTGATGAAGACCGACGGAACCGTCTACACCCGTGTCGCCTCTTCGCCGACAACCGGCCAGTATTCCGTCTCAGCAGGCGTTTACACCTTCGCCGCGGCCGATACGACTTTCAACATGCTGATCAGCTATCTCTACACCGCCTCTGCGGTCGGCGAGAAGCTGGCGCTCGCCAACGCCCTCCAGGGGCCGGCCGGCGCGTTCACGGCGGTGATGGCCTTCATGTACGGGACCCAGCAGGACGTGCTGACGCTCAACAACGCCATCGCCACCGACTTCAGCTTCTCCACCAAGCAAGGCGACTTCGACAAGCCGAGCTTCGGCTTCATGGCCGCGACGGACAGTTCCGACAACCTCGGAACCTTCAGCTTCGCCTACGCGGCCTAGGACATCAGCCGATGACAGCAGTAGACGAACGCCTCAAGCGGGGCAGCGAACGCCGCCTGATCTTTGAAAACGTCGCCAATGGCGTACCGATGGAAAAGATCAAGGCGGCGTTTCGGCGTTCCGAGGAAGAGGTCTGGCGCGAGGTCGAGTTCGTGGGCCGCAAGATCCGCGAGGCCCGCTTCCGGACTCGCATGCCGCCGCTGGAGAACCAGGGGATCAAGGCGATCAGGTTCAACCGCCTGCCGCTGCTGGAGACCTTGGGGCAGCTCACCGATGAGTATCTGTCGACAGACCTGATCCTGCCCAAGATCGGCGTCGAAAAGCTCGACAGCGTGAACGTTATTCGCGAGGCGGCCCAGCGGGTCAAAGCCCGGGTGACGGGATGAGCGAGAAGGCAACCCTGTCCCTTGAACTTGGCGGTCGCACCTTCGAGGTTCCGCCGCTGTCGATCGCTCACAATATCGAGGCCTATCCGCTGCTGCGGAAGATGCAAAACAGCGGCTTCCTGGAGCGCTGGCTGGGGGTCACCAAGCCTTCGGCCCTGGACGTAGAGAGCGTCGAGATGTCGCCCGCCGCGCCCCTGACTTCGGAGGACATGAGCGACCTGACGACGGTGCTGTTCCTCTGCGCGAAGGCCGCCGAGCCCGGCCTGACGGTCGACGAATTCAACGCCCTGCCGGTGACGCCAGCCGAGATGCTCGCGGGCTGGAGCGTCGCTCGGTTTCAGTCGGGCGGCTGGGTGAGACAGCCTGCGGGGGAAGACCAGGGGGAGACCGAGGGGGAGCCGAGGCCCCCGACATCGACTTCGGCCGCATCCTCGGAAAGCTGATCCGCTACTTCGGCCAAACCAAGGGGTACTGGCTGGAAAACGGGACCCTCCAGGACTGGCGCGACATCTACTCGCGCGAACTGCGTGAGGTTCCCCCGGCCGAAGAGTTCCTGGCGGGCTATTTCGGATACGAGGCGCCGACAGGGGCTGGCGCATCTGCGGCGGAAGAGGTTCACCTGCCGTCCCTTGGCGAACTCTAGCGCCGGCCTAGCCAGTAGTTCCAACGGTCGGCCAGTGCATCGTTCAGAGCGCCGGCGCCGCCGCGAACTTGCTGGTCGGACAGCCCTAGCCGCTTCTGCAGACCACGCAGGATCAGGAAATCAGCAGCGGCTTCCTCCTGTGAGGCTGGCAGGTCGGCACGGGCAAATCTGTTGTCGGGCAGGGACGCGGACGATCTCATGTGTAGATCCATCACGCCCCAGGCCGCCAGATACAGGCCGATGTTGAAGGCGTCTGCGTTGGAGATCTTGGCCTCCTCGGCGTCGGACACATGGCCGATGCAGATATCGTACTGGAGCGGCGCCAGCGTGATGTCGCAGCGGTTGGCGGCCAGGTAGCCGCGGTGCATCTCGGTCTGGATGGTCGGCCGCACATCGAGCGGCGCGTTCACATCGGCGCTCCATGCGCCCGTCGCACAGACCACGAAACCTAAGACCGCCGTCCTCAATACGCGCATTGCCGGCCCCTCCGCCCAGGGGCCGCGACCCTAACGCCGCCGCGCTCGCGCGTCGATAGCCTCCCAAGGGGGTCCGCATGGCCAACAACATCGCCGTCAAGATCACGGCGGATGTCGCCGACCTCACCGCCAAGCGCGCCATCATGTCGGCGGAACTGAAGGCGGCGACCCGGGACCTCAACGACTTCGCCAAGACCGCGCGCACCGGCGGCATGACGGATGCCCTACGCGCCGACATGCTCAAGGCCGGCGAGGCGGTCGCCAAGGCGCGGGCACAGATCCGCGGCCTCGACACCGAGATGAAGAGCCTCGGCGAGCATAAGGGCGCGGGCCTTGCGCTCAACAACCTCTTCGACCGCTCGCGCCCGGCGGTGTTGGAGGCGGGCACCGCGAAGATGCCGATCTTCGGCTCTGCGATCGAGGCGTTGGGGCCGGCGGGCATGGTGGCGGCCGGCGGCCTCGCGGCCATGGCCTTCGCGGCGGAGAAGGCGGTGAAGGCCGCCGAATGGGCCGAGCAGCTGAAGCGCGCCGCGACCACCCTGGGTTTCACGACCACCCAGCTTCAAGAGTTCGACTTCGCCCTCAACGCCATGGGCATCGACGTGGAGCGGGGCCGACAGACGCTGTCCGGCCTGGAGAAGACCATCGGCCTGGTGGAGTCGGGTCTGGCGCGTTCGATGCAGGTCAAGGCCTTCACCGACGCCCTGAAGATCACGCCCGAGGATCTGCGCGGCTGGGGGACGCTCGAAGAGCAGCTGCCGCACATTCTCGACGCGCTGGCCAAGCTCGATCCGGAGGAGCGCGCGGCGATCAGTCAGCGCCTGAAGATCGACCCCGAAGTCGTCACCTCGATGATCGAGGCGCGCGGCCGACTCAGCGATCTGATCGCCGAGGCGCACAAATACGGCATCGTCATCTCCGCCGACGTCATCGACAAGTCCGCCGAGTCCGCCGGCAAGATGCGCGAATGGAAGGCGATCATCGACGGCGAACTGAGGGTCTCCTTCATTGAGCTCGCCCCGGTGATCGCGGGCGCGGCCTCGGCGGTGGCCCATGCCGCAGAGGACTTCGCTGACTTCATCAAGGGCGTCGAGCATGTGCTCGGCCCGCTAGCTGACTTCGCGACATGGACAGGCAAGGCCATCGGAGCCGCCAACGGCCTGGGCGGCGCCATCTCGGACACCGTTGACCGTATGGTCCCCATGCTTGGGCCGCTTCGGGAGATCGTCGGCCTTCTGAAGCAGATGGGTCACGCCGACACGGTCGCGGCCGACAAGCTCAACACCGCCAAGGATAAGCCCAAGACGGACGGCCCCAAGCCGGTGAAGCTCTCCGACGGGAGCAAGAAGGCCAAGGGCCCGGGCATCGTCTCGCAATGGACCGAACAGCTTCACGCTCAGGAGGTCGCCTCAAAGAACTACTTCGGCGATCAGACCGCGACGGAACTGGCCTTCTGGCAGAAGAAGCTGGCGCTGACCAAGACCGGCAGCAAGGAATGGCTGGAGGTCCAGTCCAAGATTTACGACGCCTCCAAGAAGCTGGCGCACGACGCCTTCAACGACCAGATCGCCGCGCTCGGCGACCAGATCGAGGCCGAGAAGAACAACTGGGGCGCCGAGAAGGCGACCTGGGACGAAAAGCTGGCGCTGATCCGGAAGAACTTCGGCGACCAGAGCCGCGAATACCACACGGCCCACAAGGAATTCGAGGCGGCCGAGCGTCAGCATCAGCACACGATGCTGGAAATCCAGCGCGGCACGGAAGTTGAAGCGCTCGCCGAGTTGAAGTCCAATTTCGCGGCGGCCAAGGCGATCCGCGAGCAGAACGCCAAGACCGCAGAGGGCTCCATCCAGCAAGGCGCGAAGACCAGCGCAAACCCCCTTGCCGGGGTCCAGGCCGACATGCAGATGCTCGCGCTCCACAAGCAGCTCGATCAGCAGCAGCTGGCCGCCGACCAGGCCCTATACGCCGCTGAGGACAAACTTCGCCAGCAAGACATCGTCAATGCCGTGGCCGCCGACGGGCTGGGCGCCAAGAGCTACCACGACGCCATCAACGCCAAGAAGTTGGCCGACCAGGAGTTCTACAACAAGCACCGCGAGCTCGAGAACCAGATGGTCCAGCGGCAGGTCCAGGACCAGCAGAGGATTGCCGCGTCCTGGCACAGTTCCATCGATCCAGTGGTCAGCGCCACCGGCGGCGCCTTGCTGGGCCTGATCAATCACACGCTGACCTGGCGCCAGGCGCTCCTGCAGATCGGCCAGTCGATTGAGGGCGCGATCATGAGCGCCATCGAAAAGATGGTGGCGAACTGGATCGTCGGCATGATCACCGGGCAGGCGGCGACGGCGACAACGGCGACGGCCCAGGCGCTCAGCAACGCCGCGGTCGCCGGCTCGGCCGCCTACGCATCCACGGCCATGATCCCGATCATCGGGCCGGAACTGGCGCCGGCTGCGGCGGCGGCGGCCTACGCCGGAGCGGCGTCCTATGCGGCGCTGGCGTCCTTCGATGTCGGCACCAACCTCGTCCCCAACGACATGATCGCGCAGATCCATGCCGGCGAGAGAATCATCCCCGCGGCGGACAACGCCGCGCTGATGTCAGCGGTCAACGGCAACAGCGCCGGCGGCGGCTCCGGCGACAACCACTTCCACTCCCACTACAGCCCAACCGTCAACGGCGGCTCCGCACCCAGCGATCTGAAGTCGCAGATGGACAGTTCCAGCCGTGACCACGTCCGGGTGCTGAAGGGCCTCGCCAGAAGCGGCCAGCTCAACAAGGTCATGAAGGCCGCAGGGCGAGGCGGATGACTGCGCGCTTTCACGACGGGTTTGAGCATCTTCCGCTCGGCCAATCAGCCGCGACCAACGAGGCCATGTTGTCGGCTGCGGGCTGGTATCTCCGGCGCGACACCGCTGGCGGGACGCCGGGTGTTTCAAGTCCAGGCGCATACGGCTTCGGAAGTTGCCTTCAGATCACCGGCAGCCTCGTAACGGCAGCGGGCGGCTATCATCTCGTGCATCCCCTGGACGCCGAAGCCAGCATAACTGCAGCGACAGGATTCATCGGCGCCGATGTCTATTTTCCGGCCGCCACCCTAGCCTCGTTCTGCTGGATCGGCTTCTACGACGGCGTCAATGATGCCCCGCAGGTCACGATTCAGTTCCGCCCCAACGGCGTTCTGAGGATGTATCGGGGCTATCCGAATGGCGGCACGGCGATCGGAACGTCGAAGCTCGGCGCCTATCTGCTGGACACGTGGTTTCGGCTGGAACTCGGAACCTTTATCGACCCAACGGCCGGTTTTGTCGCAGTGCGCGTCAACACTGTGCCGGTGCTCACCGTCCCGTCGATCAACACCAAGAACACCGGGAACGCCTACTTCGATTCCATCGCCGCGGGCTTTCAAAGCGAGGGCATCGGGGTGGGCAGCTTCAGCTTCTTCATCGACAACCTGAACGTCAATGACGACCAGGGCTCGGTCAATAATACCTACCTGGGGAAGGTCCGCGTGAAGAGCGGCTTCATGGTCGGCGCCGGGTCTTCGACCATGTTCACGCCAGTTGGGGCCGGGGCGAACTACCAGGCGGTCGTGAATACGCTCCGCAGCGACGCCAAGTATGCGGCCGACGGGACCGTCAACGATTTCGATCTCTACGCGCCCGACCCGAACCTCGGATCGCAGCCAGTCCGCGCCCTGCAGCTTCGCGCTTCGGTGCGCCAGGACGACGCGACCCAACGCATCTACCGCAACGTCCTGAAGATGGGTGGAACGACCGTCACCGGCCGCGATCACTATACGAACCAGACCTATTCTGACTGGCTAGACATGTTCGAACTGAATCCGGCCACCAGCACCGGCATGGTCGGAACCGACGTGAACGGCTCGCAGATGGGACCGAAGGTCGAGGCCTGACCGCGGTGTCGCAGCTTCGCGTTCCGCTCGTTGTCGAGGAGCCGCTAACCGAAGGCGCGGCGCTGCTTCGCGTCCCGTTGCTCATCGGCGAGCCGCTGACCGAGGGCGATGCGGCCCTCCGGGCCTCGCTAGTCATCTCCGAACCGCTCACCGAGGGCGCCGCACACCTGCGGGTGGCGCTGTTCATGGTCGAAGCCTTGATCGAAGTTCCCGAGGAGGGGCCCGTGGCGACAGCGATCTTCCCGACCCTTCGGGGCCTCAAATGGGACATCAAGAAGAACCCCGAGTTCAGCGTCTCCAAGCGCCAGATGCCCAGCGGGCGCGAGACCCGGACCTCCAATCGCGACTATCCGAACTGGAACTTCGAGTTCAACTACGACTACCTGCCGGACATCACGCCGGGGACCTCGGGCTATACCGATCTTCGGACCCTGCAGGGCTTCTTCCTGTCGATGGGGGGCAGCTTCCAGGCATGGCTCTTCCGCGACAAGGACGACTTCCACGTCGTTGGGGGTCCCATCGCCACGGGCGACGGCGTCACGGTGCAGTGGCCGTTCTTCCGCGACTTCGGGACATTCCTCGAGCCGGTCGGCCAGATCGATTTCTCGACGCTGGCGACGTTCGCCTCGACCGACGTCAACACGACGACGGACGCGATTCATGTCGTCTCCCATGGCCTGGCGACCGGGCAGGGGCCCGTCTGGGTTTCCTCGGCCGGGACGCTGCCGACCGGGCTGGTCGCCGCAACGGCCTATTGGGTGATCGCCGTCGACGCCGACCATTTCCAGCTGGCCACGTCCCTCGCCAACGCCCTGGCCGCTACACAGATCAACATCACCGCCGCCGGCTCTGGCGCCGACGCGCTGACCAAGGGCGTCGCGGTCTATGACAATGGGACCCTGCAAGGCCCGGCGGCTTACACGGTGACCCTGCCGAACCAGCTGGTCTTCACCTCGGCCCCGACCACGGGTCACGCCATCACGGCCGACTTCGACTTCTGGTTCGTCTGCCGCTTCACCGAGGACACGACCGACTTCAACCAGTTCGTGTCCAAGCTCTGGGATCTGCAGAAGATCGACTTCCGGAGCATCATCCAGTGAGGCCAGTCACCCTCGCGCCCGGCAAGGTGCTGGGCGACTTCACCGCCCTTCTGGCCTCGCGTCAGTTCCTCTACGCGGAAGCCTACACCTTCCGGCTGATCGACGGGACGGTGCTGGTCTATACCGACGCCCAGCGGGACTTCACCGTGCCGCCCTGCGACGGTTCCTTGATCCAGGAGACCTATGTGGCCGGCGACGTGCTGGTCAAAGGTCTGCGGTTCAAGATCGGGACCGGGTCCGACAGCACCGGGGGAGACCCGAGCGCCAGCATCGAAGTCGACGAACAGACCGTCACGCTCTACCCGAACAGCAATTCGGACAGCCCCTCGATGGTCGCGGGCGTACCGTTCCTGATCGCCGTGGGGCGCCGCTGTTTCGACGGCGCCACGATCCAACGCGACCGCTGGTACTTCGACGGCTCGCTTGGGAACCCGGTCGGCGGCATGCCGATGTTCTACGGCCTCGCGTGCAGCGTGGAAGCGCAGAGCCGCACCCAGGTCGTGCTGAAGGTGACCAGCGACATCGTCCTGCTGAGCCAGCAGATGCCGCGCAACCTCTACCAGCCCAATTGCCAATACACGGTCTATTCGACCGGCTGCGGAGCCGACAAGTCGGCCTTCGTGGTTCACGACGTGGTTGGAGCCTCGCCGACCATCAGCTTCATCCCCTGGACCAGCGCCACGACGCAATTCACCGCGGGCACGGTCTTCTTCGAGAACGGCTCCTGCGTCGGCCAGGAGCGCTCGATCCGCAAGGCCGACGCGACCGGGCTCTGGCTCACCTATCCGCTCTATGAGCTGCCCATCGCGGGCGACCAGTTCGCGGCCTATCCGGGCTGCGACCGGCAATATGGTGGGGGCTGCGCGTTCTTCAGCCGCCAAGGGGCCTTCCGGGCGACCCCGAAGGTTCCGCAAGCGGTTTTCGCGGTTTAGTCTGGGACGTCGAACTCGCCGCCGTTCCAGGCGATCAATTCCTCTGTCGCGTCACCGAAGCCCTCATACCATTCGTCATGCCGTGGGTCGGCATCAGGGTAGGGGCAGTTCGGCTGACCTCTTGAAGGCGCGACCTCAGCGGCGCGCTGGCCTTCGCAATAAGGGCTGAGCGGCTCTCCGGTCATCCTCAATGATACCACACAAGCGAGGGCGCATGACAGAGGGGGAGCAACGCGCCGCCGTCGTCGTAGCCGCGCGGGCGTGGCTGGGCACGGAGTATCACCACGCCGCGCGCGTGAAGGGGGCCGGCGTGGATTGCGCCCAGATCCTCGCGGTCAGCTTCAGCGAGGCCGGCGTGATCGCAGACTTCTTCATCCCGCCGTACCCGCCCGATTGGCACATGCACCGATCAGAGGAGCGCTATGTGCAGACCATCGAGCGCTTCGCCACCGAGTATGATCCGAAGGTCTTCGAGCCTTTGCCTGGCGATGTCGTGGCCTGGCGCTATGGGCGGACCTTCAGCCATGGGGCGATTGTCAGCCAGTGGCCCAAGGTGATCCACGCCTTCGCCGCCTACGGGTCCGTGGTCGAGACGCCGGTCGCCGACTTCGCGGGCGAGCGCGAGATGCGCGCCTTCTCGGTCTGGCCGCGCTAGATGGCCGGTCACAACAAGATCAACCAGGCGCCGGACTACACCGGCAGCCAGCTGCAGACCTCGGCCATGTCGCTGCCGGTCCCGTTGGCGTGGGGGCTCTGCAAAGGCTCACCGAACCTGATCTACATGACCGACTTCGCGGTGGCCTCGAAGAAGGTCGGCAAGGGCGGCACGACAACCAAGGCCACCCAGAACACCTACGGCGCCACCATCATCCTGGCGCTCTGCGAAGGTCCGATCACCGGGATCAACAAGACCTATATCAACCAGGGCTTCGAGGGTGGCTTCAACGCCGACAAGTTCGCCCTGTTCCTGGGCACGACCCCGCAAGCGCCGTGGTCGTATCTGGTCTCCAAGCACCCAGCCGACGCTTTCGGCTATCAGGGCATCTGCTACCTGGCGGCGGCCAACTACGGCTTCGGGACCTCCGAGGTCGCGCCGGCCTTCTCCTTCGAGGTCAAGGCGCCGCTCTACAACACCGGCGCGAGCGGGACCGGCGGCGCGGATCCTGGGCTGCTGGTCCAGGACTTCCTGAGCAACACCCAGTACGGCTGCAACTTCCCGACCGCCCGGATCGACCTGACGACGCTGCTCAGCTCCGGCGCGGCGCCCACGACCGGAGACAGCGCCTACCAGACCTATTGCACGGCGATGGGTTTTGACCTTTCGCCGTTCATCCAGAACCAGGAGCAGGGGACCTCGATCCTTGCCCGCTGGCTGCAGATCACCAACTCGGTCTCCGTGTGGACCGGCTACAGCCTGGAGTTCTGGCCCTACGGC